CCGGACGCTCCGGGAGGAGTGTACGGCTGAGTGGTTCCACCCGGATAGCCCGGCTCCAGACCATTCGGAGACATTGGGTCGATGAGGGACGGCGCAAACGGGTTCGAACCGGTCGACCCGGCCATAAAACTTTCGCCGTCCGACCCACGGTTTGGAACCGTGCTGCCGTCGATCGGGCCATTGGGTGCACCGACTCCGGGAATGTTTGGGTAGCTTCCAGAATGAGTGCCCGGTCCCAGCGGTCGCGGATGCTCCGGGTCTTGATACCCCGGCGAATATGGCGACGCAGGCGTTCCCAGTCCGGGCACAACGGGCACATCAGGCACCGGTCCGTTGTAGACCGCTCCATGCTGTGTTTGCCGGTTACCGCCGTTGAGGTATTGCCCGTACGGACCCATCGCCATCTGGTCGCGAAGCGCCCCCCAGTTCTGAGTCGTGCCGAGTGAGCTTCCAAGACGCGCCATTAGATTGCCTCCAAGTCCGCTTGGTTTACACAGATGAGCACGATTCTATGAGTCACCGAAGCAGCTAAGCTGTCGGCGGTGCGCGCCGCTATTCGCGTTCCGGAAGCGACGGGAATCGGATACGGTAATAGCTGCATGATCGAAGCCTCGGCGGTGCCCCCTACCACATCGTCGTACCCGCTACACAGTTCGCCGACAGACGTTTCGGACGCAGCCGCTCCGGTGCCAATATCAACATTAACGTAGACGACGTTGCCTGAAGATTGTTTATACAGTCGGAACCCGACGATAAACAGATCAGCGGGGGCAGAGGCTGATAATTGCGCCCACCCGCCGTAAGTGTCTGCGCTTGCTGAACTGATTGTTGCAATCCCGATGCCTGGCCCGGTCGGGATCAGGAAATACCCACCATCTTTTGTCTTTAACATACCATCCCCGCCCCCGGCGGCAGCCGCCCATTTCAGTCCGGTGGCTTCCCCCGAATCGGCCGTCAGTACCTGCCCGTTGGTGCCGACGCCCAGCCGGGCGGTCGCCGTGGAATACGTGTAAAGGTCGCCCTTGGTGGTCAGCGGGCTTCCCGCCCCCGCATTGGCGTTGATTGTGTAGGTTTCCGCGCCGTCGTCGTATGCAACGGTGATATCCGTACCGGCGACGATGAACGTGTTGACCTTGGCCGCCAGAATTGATTCATCGGTGATGAGGTCGCTGGTGCGTCGCTCGCGCGACGGCGCGATAATCTGCTGACTCACATTCCCCTTGAAGTCTCTGGGGATCGGTGTGGGTTGCAGGGTGATGCCCTGACGCGTCGCGCCCAGTGTGTTGATGCCCTTCGCCATCAGCCGAATGTCCTTTGCAAACGCCTGCCGGTCCCGCGAAGAACCACATCGATCTTCTCCATCGCCCACGCCTGCGAAGCAACCGAATTCGACAATTTCAAGAACAGTGTTTCGTCTCGCGTCCGCGGATGTCGCGCCCAGTTGCGACCGGCGATAATCGTGTCCGTGAAAGACGGAACGGTCGCAGTGAACGCCGCCTGCGCTGACTCGCCCTTGAAGACCTCCAGTGTCACGTCACTGGAACTGACACCAAGCGTCGCCTGAAGTTCCTTCAACAGCACGTTCGCCGCGCCTTTGAAATACAGCGGGCCGATGTAAATGTAGGATGAGATGGCCGAGGCGTCGTCGTTTGTAGCGGTAATGTCGATCTTGCGAATGTACCCATCTTGCGATCCGGTCAGGATGGCCCGGTCCCCTTCCGTGTCTCCATCGAACAGGTGGACGGAAACGGGGTTGTGGTTGGCGTCGGCGAACACGTCTTTCCACCATGAATCGTTCCGCTGATCGTAGAAGTAATTCGTGGACGCTGATCCGTCCAGGGGAGTGAAAAACAGGCACGCGCCCTGCTGTCGATCGTCCCATGCCATCGTCACCAGCGTGTCAGACAGGTCAACCGAGGCCAGCCGTTCGTCGATCTTGTCGCCGGTCAGCCGCGTCGGCGTGCTGTTCGCGGCGACGACATAAACACCGCCGCGCGATCCGAAGAAGTAACACAAACCCTCCGGGTTGAAACAGAACGCTTTCCCGTACGCCATGCCGATCGTGGTCGACAGGTCGTCGATCTTGCCGCCGGCCGCGATGTCGCCGGTCATCTGATAAATCGAATGGTCACACCCAAACAGCATCACGTCGGATTGCGGGATCGGGCAGAGCGCCGTGATCTTGTCGGGGATCGTCGCCGCGTTGCCGGAGTTCCCCGCGAACGCGATTTCGCTCGTGATCGTCGCCGGCGAGTAATCGAAATCACCCGGCAAGCCAACGGCCGACGCGAAGAAGTTCTGCGGGTCGCTGGCGAGGCCGGAGAGAATGATTCGGTTCCGGTACGTGGCGATCAGCCGGCAACCGCCCCCCGGATGGGAACCGGCCGTAGAAGGCCATGCCGAGACCGTGTCGGTCGAGGAGTCGTAAAACTTAGTGTTCGTGCCATCAGCAAAGTACACATCGTCGTAAAAACTCGTCGAGTGAATCACGGGGGCCGCGGAGGCCAGTGCCGTGCTCCCGTTCGTCGGGGTCGCGAAGCTGGACGTGAACGTCTTGATCGTCCCTCCGGCAACGGCAATCCCCTTGATCGTCCGCGTATCAAGCGTATTTGCCCCACTGTAAGCAGCGTAGGTCACGAACCGGTCGAGGCACTGGACCGCGGCGGTGCTATTGACCTGCGCGTTGATGTGCCGACTCAGGCCCGGCCGCTGCGCACCGCGAGACCGACCCGTACCGGGATCGTGCGGACGCATGTTCTGCACGTCCGGACAAGTCCCTTCCGGTTGGCGGGTGAACGGTAAATGTTCATGCAGTCCGCCAACCGGAAAGACCAGTGAAAGCGCTCTTTCATCAGGCATCGGGCTACGTCGTGAAGGTACATCCGGCTGCAGTGACCACCTGGCCACTCACATACCAGTCCGTTCCGTCGCAAAAGACTTCGATCCAATCTCCGGGAATGAATTTGTCGGCGATCAGGTTGATACTGCCCTCATCCTCCGCCGCGACCACTGCGCCCGCGACCATGCACTGACCAAAAATGGTGTTGTCGTTGTCGCCGTGCGGAACGATTGTGTGGTTGCCACCGGTCGGGCCGGTCGCGCCGCAGTAAAACTTGAAATTCAGGCCCTCATCCACGGCCGGGAGAGTCGTGGCAAACGCCGTCCCGGAATTGAGGACGAACGTTTTGCCGCTTTCCGCGGCGGTCAGCACGTTCGTCGTCGTGACGATTTCCATGTTCAGCGCACCGGCTCCAACAGCCGGGCCGATCACACCGTCGTATCCGACGATGCGCCAAACGATGTCCGACCCCTTTTTGATCGACACGAATTCGACGTAGTCGCCGGTGTCGTTGAAGGTGATCGTGGTGCCGCCACCATTGTCGTATGCGGTGGACGTCGTCAACACGATGTCGCCCGCATCGGTTTCCATAGCCAGTATGACGTGTTTGCCGACACGCGTCGGGTCATTCAGCGTACGAGTTTCCGACCCCGCGCTGACCAGCGGGACATACGTAAAGTCTTTGGTGACGTTGATCTCGCCCGCATCGCCGGGATCAATCACGCCGTTCGTTGCCCGCCACATGTCGCGGAGTGTTGTATTTGCACTCATTACAGCCTCTTTCCAGGGCTCTATCGGCCCTCTTGCAGCGACGGAACCATGTCCGGCGCCCGGTTAAAAAAACGCTCGTTACTGTGTGTTACCCCTGCCGTGGAACAAGGAGTGTGTGGGACATCCTCGACACTGGCGATGCTGGCGATTCACCCCCCGACTGTGGCCAATACCGCGGCGCAAAATAACGATTTGGGAAAAAACGTGAAGCAAACATTACGTGTCGTCCAAGATTACAGCGGAGCGGTTTCCGCTTTAACAGCCGGCGCCCGGTCAACAACACGCAAACCGCCCACACGGGCGATCACGTCCACAAACTGTCTGTTGTTCGCTTCCGCCAGATTGTCGGCGATTGTCTTTGCCTGCTCGCTGTATGTTTCGTAATTGTCGAGCACGCGAAGAAGTGTGTTGGCGATGGCCTCCGGATCGTCGGGGTTCGGCCGACATCCCGGAGGCAAATACCGAATCGCCGGACTCCCCACAACAGGTTTACCGTGAAGCATGTGTTCGAGAGCGATGAAATTGAAACTCTCGGTGAAGCTGCATTGCACGCCGACATCGATTTCATCGCGGACATAATCCATGAATTCGGACCACGGCAGCCACGGAGCGATTTCGTAGTTCAATCCGGCCAGTGAGGCGAGTCCTGCCAGTTCATCGCTCGCCTGATCCATCATCAGGACCGCCTGCAACGGACACGTTTGCGCGGCCAGGCCGAGGGCGATAATCTGATTCGGGACGTTCTTCAGGACGCGACCGACGCAGGACAGCGACACGCGCGGCGGCCGGCTGATCGGCATCAACGGGTACGGATCGGGAGTCCGCACGCAATTCGGTACCCAGACGCAACGGTCCACTCCGGTCACCCGCGAAATGTGGTTCCGTTCATCAACGACACCGAACCAGCAATTCCTTCGTTCGCCGGCAAGCTTGACGTGCTCCGATTGCTGGGTGATCCAGCCTTTCGTCCGAATCAAGTCGCTCTGGCTCGAATGGTTGACCGTCAGAAACCGCACTCCGGGGAACATCGCGGACAGCGTGCGAATTTCCTCTGCCCTGAATACCATCGCCCGATTGACGACCACCCGCGGCCGAAGATCGGAAATGAGCTCGGTGAGCGTGTCGGCGTGTTTCACCATCGCACACGCGGCCGTGATGCCGGCTGATTCAAGAACTTCGACCGGACCAATTCCCCGCGTTTCGACAAACGCATTTGCCGACATCCCTCCAAGCATGATCAGGACGTCTGCTTGCGCCACGGTCTTCGGGTACACCGCAGCCGCGATTGACGATTCGTACCGCAGCTGAATGTCAGTACGGAGCATCAGCGACGCCTCGTCAAAGTGAGCCGAATAAGCCGGAACGAGTCGCCGTTCACGAATACCCATTTTATGTTTTCAGTGCAATATGAAAGGTCTCGGCGTCGTCCGCCTGCGGAACAATTTTCAGCCACGGGAACGGAAAGCATTGGTCGGGGAACGGGGCACAATTGCTCGCCGACATGCCGCTGATCGCCGTCGATGCCCCGGCAGTCGTCAGAATTTCCACGAACGTTCCGTCTTTGGCCCACGACCCGTAGAACGTGTAGCCTGTTGACGCGTGCGACGCCTCGTTGAAGATCGCGCCGCCCGCATAACCCTCGAACTGAATTGCCGGAGTATCGTCCAGAGTTGTGTCCAGAGTCACGGTGATCACATCGCACTGCCGCGAAGTCAGCTTCCCCATGGTCATGCCCCTTCATAGCCGGCGACGCCGGCGTTCCACGGTCGGACATTACTCACATTGTCCGAACAGCAGTCCCAATTGGTGTTCATCCCCAGAGTGTCCGGGGCCGTGTCGTCGTCACGCATCTGACTCAATTGCAGTTCGGTCATGAATTTCTGCGTATAAACGCCGATTTCCTGATCGACGGCGATTTCGGCTTCCGACATCACCGCCGCGAGGACCGTTTCCGAATGCTCCATCGAACCCAGTGGGTACTTATTCGTCGGGGTCAGGTTGTCGGGCCGAACCGTGTACCGGTAATCGAACGTGTAAACCGCATCCGGAATCTCGGGGCCGAACAGCAGGTCGTAGCGTGTACCAACGGTCGCGTCGTGAACCTGCACGCGCGTGGCGTACCGGGTGGGCCGGTAGGTGGTCGAGGACGTTCGCTGCCGCCATCGACGCAAGTCCAACTCACTCACATGTTCCAACGGGGGCCACAGGTCCGCCGCGCCGGGTCGATACGTCAGCGGGCCATTGATCGCCGCGAAGTTGTCTGGAAGCTGATACGCGATCTGCCCCATCGTAAACGACGTGGCCGCGGCGACCGTGACGCTGGTGTCGTCCAGCGTCACCTGCGTCGTGCTGTCGTATGTATCGATCGTGTACGATTCGCCGGCAACGACAAGTTCGCCATCGGCCGCCCAGCCCTGCACCGTCGCCGGCAACGCTTCCGAGAACGTCACGACACCGGACGAGATTGTCACCGTCCCCGTCGAGTAGGGAGCCACGGTCGAAATGGTGGCCACCGGTCGCAGAAATCGCCACCGGTAGGCGTTGCGGAATTTGCGAAGTCCCGAAACAATCGCCTGCCGAATGTCGTCGTGGGCTATCTCGCTCGCCTGGGTGAGCAGGTAAGCAGTTCCCGCCGCCGCCGCTACGCTGGTGTCATCCAGCGTCACCTGTGTATCCGAATCGCGAGTGTTGACCGTGTAGTGATTCGCGCCGATCTGCACGATGCCGGCCGCCGCCCAGGTGGGAAACGTACCGGCGGCCAACGTCACCACGCCATCCACGACAGTAACCGTGCTTTCGTAGTACGTATTGACCCCGCCGTAGTACCGCGAGACTGAGCGGTACAATCGAAAATAATCCACGGAAAGGGTTGATTCCGACATTACGCGACCTGTATGTCGGAGATGCGGGCTTGCCGCATCTCCTTGTGTTCCGGGTCATCAGACAGCGACACCGAGTGCCAGCCGCCTTTCCCCAGCGCGAGATACACGCCGACAAACTCCTTGTCACGGATCTTCACCCGGATCTTCGTGCCGTTGGTCAGGGCGCTCAGTGGCGTCAGGGGCGCGCCGCCCGCGACGTATTTCAAAGGCGAAATCTCCTGCACAATCTGCATCACGATTTCGGGGGGCAGGTTGCCCCCAGTTCCGCTGATCTTCTGGTAGCGGTATTTGGTCGCGTCGATCAGGTCCAACATACCCGGATCGAGGTCGGCAAACTGCATCCCCAGCGCCTCAGCGACGCGTCGTTCATCAGGTCCACGGCTCATTGGTTCACCTTGTAAAGGAAGGTGAAGGCGGGCGGGCGAAATGAGAAGTCCCGCCCGCCTTCGGTCGCGAAAGGGTCTCGCTTTTTACGTCCGCTTCGACTGGTAGCAATCCCACCAGTCGATATACACAATCGGGTCAACCGTGCCATCCGAATGGCAGACCAGCGACGGAACCATGGCGACAATCGGGATATTGGCCGTCGCCACATTATCACCTGTGCCGGACTTCTGCACTCCGTCGACGAAGAACTCCACCTTTGTGAGGTTGGTGATCCGGAAGCCGATTTTGTGCCAGGTCACGTCGGCCAGCAAAGGTGCCGTCCCCAGTGCCAGCATCGTCGTCCCGGTATGGGCCGCGCTCGCTTTTTCCGCCGCGGAGATCAGGACGCCGTCGTCCGTCACTGACGAGAACCCGACGTGATTCGCCGTCGACAAGGCGGACGAACCGATGATCGTCGTGTCGATTTCCGCGAGTCCACAGTAAAATTCCGGACCCGTGCTACCGGCGGTCAGGTCGGCCACCGCAATACGGGCTTCAAACCAGATCTTCGAGTTGGCCTGCGGTTTGAACCGCGCGCCAACCGTCGAAGATGCCTGGACGTTGCCGCCCTGCGCCACCGTTGAACTGCCACAGTCCAACGCCGCGATGCCACCGTCCGTGAGCGGCGCGGTTTCGTCATCGTCAATCATCGCAAACGTACCGGCCGTCGCCTGCGTTAACGTATACCGGTTCGTCAGATCAAAGACGTCCATGAAGTCGTCTCTGAAATACCAGCCGAAATCGGGATCACTCTCGATCGACGACCGTGGGCAATCGGCCCATAGCTCTTTCGAGAATCCCCGCCCCGAATTGGCTCCGGGATGCCGTGTCCTGAAATCACCCATTATCATTCTCCCTGTGGAGAGGAAAGTTGAAAGAAAACACTCACGCAGCCAGAGCCGCTGCGCCTATGCGGCGACGCGTCCAACCCAATGACATCGCAGGTTGTCAGCCCAGAATTGGCCCCAGTTATCCATCCACACTTCGCGAACGGTCGGCTGCTTGTTCGGTCTCATCGGCTTGCACAGTTTCATGTCCCGGCTCTTATGGTACACGTAACAGAGGTGCGCCCAGTTGATGCCGTAGATCGGGTTGTTCGCATCCACGGCCGCCGATTCGGAGTTGTCCAGTGCGGGAACCCAACGAATCGGCGTCCCCTTGAAGTTGGGGTTGCTGATGTTGCGGAACTTGCCGGCGTCTTTGCCGAGGTTGTCATTCGACGCCGTCAACAGGTCTTCGTAGTCGCTCTTCACCGAATACACGGTGTAGATTTCCCACTGCGGCAGGTCTGGGCCGATTTGCTTGAAATCGTGCGGCGCGAAGAAGCCGCATTTCTCATAGGCTTCAGCCATCTTCTTGACCAGATCGTCGTCGCTCACCGTGTTGTAGGTGAACGTGCCGTTCGCCCAGCGGGGGTACGTTGACGACGAAACGCCGCCGCGACCATCCGAGAAACCGGACGGGTCGGTGCCGTTGAACCCGAACGCCGCGGTCGTGCTCTGTTGCACCCACCACGTCAACGAGTACGGGCTACGGGGCGATTCACTGGACGACGTCGGGGCCGCCCACATTTCCTCTTCCATCCCTTCATAAAAGTCGTTGTACATCGCGTGCTTGCGCGCGACGATGTCGTTGATGATGACTTCCGGACCCATCTGGAACAGATCCTCATCCTGATCCCACGTCATCGAAACGACCTGTTTCGACCACGGGATTTTCGCCCCAACGAACAAATCGCGGGTGCTCGACGTCTCAACGGCGTAGAGTTCCGAGTTGGCGAACGTACCGGTATTCCGATGCTGGATCCGCCACTCCAAATAGGCGGAATGCATGATCGGCTTCTTCTTCGAGTACGCGTTTCCGTCCGGAAACTTACGTCCCCGGCCGAATCGCGCCGCGAAATAATACTTCTGCAGCGGGAGTGAAATGTCCGTCCACTCACCCTTGATGAATTTGTTGATCGTATTGAGGACAAAGTCGTCAATATTTTCGTGCATCAGCGCCATGATTATGTCCTTCAGTAATAAGCGGTGCCCGCACTAATTCGAGTAGCTCTCGTAAAGCGCGAGCAATTCCGGATCTGTTCCAGGATCGTCCGTGTCACCGGTCCGTTTGTCTCGCGGCAGTGCCGGTGCACCACCACCCATGCGACGGGCCGATTGTTTACGCGCATCCTTTTCCATCGCCGACCGCTGAATTTTCTGGATCGAGTCATAGAAGGTGGCGTGAGCCGCCGCCTTCACCAATTCCACCGTCGGCCAGCCTTGCCGACGCTGATCACCTCGAAGCGCAACGAACGTGTCGAACAGTTCTTCAACGGACTTCGCCTGCTTGTTCGTCCACTCTTCGCGATTTCCGAAAAGCTCCGGCATCTCCAGTGAATCGACGGCTTCGTAAAATTCGCCGACGACCTGCTGTTGGTGCCGCTGCTGTTCGGCGTGTGCCTGTTGTCTCAACCACGAATCCACCTGTTGAAACTGCTGACCGAGTTGCTGGTTCTGATTGACCAGTTGCTCGACCACCGGTAACAACGGATCGTCCTCGTAGATCGTTCGGAACTCCGTCAAATCCAGCCCACCAGTCGGTGCGACCGGTGCGACCGGTGCGACCGGTGCGACCGGTTGTTGCCGGGGTATTGGCTGTTGCTGTCGTTGTTGTGACGGCGGCTGTTGCTGTCGTTTTTGCCGTCGCTGCCGTGCTTCTTCGATCAACTTCCGGTCGAACAGTCGCATCGCCCGCTCGAGTTCGTCGGGCGTGTTGTATCCGGCCAGAACTTCATCCGTCGCGCCGTACTTCGTACGCGCGGTTTCACGAACTGCGTCAAAGTGCGATTTGTAATCATCGACTCTGGATCTCAGTTCGGCTTGCGTGGTGCCACGGGGGATGTCGATCCCCAGCGACTTCGCTTCGGACTGCAGGGCGTTCCATCCGCTTTGCGGCCTGGGCTCTGCGCTGGCGGAAGGTTCATCGCCATCGTCCACGGGGGCGGAAGGTTCATCGCCCCCTTTACTTCCGACGGAGTCTTCGACGTCGGTTGCTTCCGTTGTCTCTTCATCCGGATGCTCCGGGGCATCCGGTGAATCGTACCCGTCCGGTACGTAGTTGTCGAGTGCGTCCTGATATTCAGACGGCAGACCCGATTCGGTTTCAACGTGTTCGGCTGTTTCTGTTGTCATAACACACCTTTCGCGTTACGAATTGCTGTCCCCATTCACGACTCCAAGATGGCGGCACCATTTCTTCTGCTGCCCCTTGGATGAACATTCCACCGTTCCGTTCGGCAGGTAACGGACTCCGGTCAGCCCCGCCTTCTTGGCGCGCTCATTGAATTCCCGAACCTGAGACGGATGGCATCCCATCGAAATCGACCGGTACTTTCTCCAATGATCGCCGCGCGACAAGTGTGGTCCGCCTTCTTCAGCGGTCGCACCGGTCGCACCGGTCGCACCGGTAACGTACGTTTCCTGGTGGAATGCATTGGCCAGATCGAGGATGCTCTGAGTCATGATGCCAGTGTTCCGCTTGTGACGTTTTGCGCTCCGGTCGCACCGGCGCCTGCACTCATCATCTGCTGCTGCACGCTGGCGTTGTTCGGATTTGCCCCGGCGTTATGCCTCACGTTGTGCCGTTCGGTGACCGGACTCTGCCGCGATTCCTCGGGGCCGGGCCGCTCGATCGCCTCGGGGGCGCCCCACTTGATCAACTGTTTCAGTCGCGGCATGTTTGCGAGTTCCGACTTCAGCGTCAGATACTCCTGTATATCGAACTGCCCGCCCTGTTGCTGAATCAGTTCCATCAGCGGGAGAATCTGTCGCATCACGACGACATCGAGTTCCTGCGATCGCTGCTGAGGGCTCTTGTACTGCATCGAAAACGGCTCGACGCTGAAATTGTATTCCAGAAAATCGCCATCGCGACGATCCGGCTGCCAACTCACGTCAACACGCCCGCCGCCATCAACGTCCATCTCGGCCGGAATCGCCTTGAACCTGTCGTGCCACAAATGCCAGCCCAGATCCCGAAGAATCCCCTCGGTGAATTCGGCAACACGGGACTGCATCTTGCTCTCCCGCATTCCGATGTTTTCCTGAATGATCTTGTCCTGACCAAGCGTACCGGCACTTGACGCCAGACCGGCCATCCCCTTGGGATTCCCGGCCTGGGTGTTGAACTGATCCAACATCGACATCATGAACGACCAGTTCTGCTGATCGATCCCCTCCAGGTTCAGAACACCGACCCCCTGGGCGTCATCAACACGAATGGACTGGCCATCTCTCGCGCCAAGAATTCGCTTCACCGAATCTTCGTTGCGCCCGGTGTAGAAGATATTCGACTTTTGACGGCGGGCCTGATTCGACAGCTTCCGGGCGAGCGAGTTGATCAGGTCGTGAAGCCCCCGAAGATTCATCGCCGGGCTGACCGGCTCAATGTTGTCCGGCACATCCGAGAAGCCAAGCTTATGGTACGGCCCGTGCTCCGGACCGTCGTATCTGTGCACGCCCAGCGGTTCGTCCCGCCCTTCCCCCCAGGTGACCACCTGATTGCCGTCATGCGGCAACCAGAACTCGCTGAGCAACCAGGCATCCCGATAGCCATCGTCACTGTCACTCTGAGACGAGATCATCGCCGCACTGTCTTCGGAATCGTTCGGGCGACGATTCGATGTTTGCAGTTTGCGAGCAACCGCCTGGTCAAACCGCTCGTCCTTCAGCCCTTCCGAATCAACATAATATTGATGCTGGACGAAACCCACCCGCTCCCACGACGTCGCCTGTGAATCGTAAACGATGTCTTTCCGGCTGATCCGTTCCGCGAACGGACGGCCGGGATCGACGTCGATATTGCTTCCGGCCAACACTTTGCCGGCGTCGGCGTTGTAAACCTTCACGATGCCCATCGTGAAAAACGCGTCCAACACCGTCTGCCGCAACGTGTGGTGCAGATTGATTTCCACGGCGAGGTTGTTGATTGCCCGCTGAAAGCGGTACGCAAACGGCAACAGTTCCTCAAACTCCGTGTTCACCAGCCCACGCGGATTCTGAGACACGAGCGTCTGAGTGTAAATGTCCGCCGTCTGAAACATCAGGTTGAGCAGCACATGCTTTCGATCGCCATTGATGAGTCCCGAGTCGTGTTCGTCATGATAGTGACTGCCGACATACTGCCGGACCATGTCGGCCAACTTCAGACGAAACGGCTCCTGATCCCGCCGAGATCGGTCTCTCGCGGCGAACAAGCGGCTGCGGTGAATGTTGCTGGACGGGTCGAACATCAACTACCCTGAAAGTGTTGCAAAATGCTACAGTTGGTTGCGAAAGTGTTGCAAAATGCTGCACTGGTCCTGAAAGTGTTGCATTTTGCAACACATGTGTCAAGAAGGGAATGGCATGTTTGGCGAATTCATGGCGGGTGTTCCGAAGGGTCGAGACGCGAATCTGCGGTTTCGTCACGTGCTTCTGCGGGATGCGGAGGGTGATGCGACCATCCAGGACACATTGACGGACATGTGTCGGCGGGATCCGCTCTTCTACTTCAACGTCTTCGGCTGGTTGCTGGAGCCGAGGCAAAAAAGGACGCTGCCGTTCATCACTCGCCCCTATCAGGACACGAACCTGCAACAGATTTACGACAATCTGCACTTGAAAATGGAGCGTGGCGAGCACCTGGACGACATCGCCTTCGAGAAGTCCCGAGAAGTCGGCGCCACGTGGATGTGCATCTACTTCTCGGAATGGATGTGGCGGTTTCACGCGGACACCCACATCGGATTCGTCAGCAAAAACGAAGATTCCGTTGACAACGCGAAAGACCCGGATTCGCTGATGTCGAAGCTGGACTTCGCCGTCAGGCATGTCCCGTGGTGGATGCAGGTCAGATTCGACCGCAGTCTTTCCAACCACTCGTTGATCAACCTCGAGAACAATTCATCAATCGTCGGATACCCAGCGTCCAGGGAAGTCGGGCGTGGCGGACGAAAAACGTTCTTTTTTATGGACGAACTCCACTCGATCGACGCCCCGAAAGACATGGCCGTCATGGCGTCGACGCAGCACGTCACCGACTGCCGTCTGGTCGTCTCCACCCCGAACGGACGCCGCGGCAAGTCCGGAGCTTATTACGACTTTGTCACCGGTGACTTTGACATCGTCAAAATCACCGCCCGATGGCAGGACGATTTCAGCAAGGCCGCCGGACTCTACCGGATCGTTGACGGCGAAGTCATCATCATCGACACCGAGTACACGTATCCGCCCGAATTCGAGTTCGTGACCGAAGGACCGTTTCTGGTCGACGGGGCCGACCGCTCACCGTGGTATGACCGGCAATGCCGCCGCGGCGCCGCAACACCCCAGGCAATCGCGGCGGAACTCGACCTGAACTTTGGCGGTGCGGCATGGACGCTGTTCTCCCAGCAAATTATCGCTAAAGCCGAACTCTCATGCATGGACCCGTTCATTCGCGGAACTTTGCACGTCGACGCCGAGGGGGAGTTCCAGTTCGTCCGCCATCCGAAGGGACTCCTGAAACTCTGGGTTGAACTCGACACGGACGGGAACCCCCCGCAAAACACTGAATATTCCGTTGGAGCCGACATCGCGGGCGGGACCGGATCGAACCACTCGTCCAACTCCAGCGCCCAGGTGTTCGATCGGCTGACCGGAATTCAGGTCGCCTCCTGGGCTGATAACGCGATGCCACCACACCGCTTCGCCCGCCTCTGCATCGCACTCTGCAAATTCTTCAGCAACCGCATGGGTCGCCCGGCCGTGCTTGTACCGGAAACCAACGGACCAACCGGGGGCCAGTTCATCCGTCAATGCCAGGAAGACGAATTTTCCCAACTCTACGTCCGCGTCGTCGAAGGTGTGGTCGACGTGAAAAAAACAACCCGTAAACTCGGATACCACAACTCCGACGGCGGAAAGGACATCCTCGAAAGGATGCAGGCAGGGCTTGATTCCGGACAATGCGTGATCCGCGATGTGGCCGTCCTGCAGGAATGCTCGCATTACATCTACAAAAGCGGAAAGATCACGCACGCCCTCGCCCAGGCGACCGACGACGAGTCCGCCAAAGGGCGGGCACATGGTGACCGCGCCATCGCCGCCGCCTGCGGATTCCTGGGCGTCAAGGAACATCCCATCAGCAAAGAACAGGTCGAAACCATTGACCCGCCATACGGCAGCATGGCCTGGCGAGAACAACTGCGAAAAGCCGAAGAACTCGCAACAGCCGAACAAAACGCGGATTATGCCTGGTGAGCAGCCTCGCATAACACCAGCCGGGCATTGACCGCGTCGATCAAAACGCGGTTGACCGCGGACGCGTTCTTCACGTCCGCGGTACTCTCTCCCAGCGCGTTCACGTTGGCACCGTACAACGACACAGTCGCCTCCAGCGAATCGAGCCGTTTGGTAATCCCCGTCAACTGAGCCACGACGTCAAGCCCAGCCATTCGCTCAACTGCCGCCATTCGCTCCTGCAAAGCATTCATCCGAGCATTCAAGTCGGACTTCACCTCCTGCGTCAACCTGTCACCGGTCAATGGCATCTCACTCCCCATTCATCAATGAATTTCCTCCCCGCAATGCGGGCATTTACGCCAACTCTCAAAACGCCCCAAAACCGACTCAATGTCTATCGATCGGGTTCGCCGATCTTTCTCCGTCGAATCGTCGTCACCACCGCGAACCTTCGCATAATGCTGCTGAAAAAATTGCCGCATCTGTGCCTTGTCCGCGCAACTCATCAACAACAGACGCCACGACGCGTTACTCGGAGCCGCCGCAGGCGTCGCGTCCGCGTTACCAATGTTGTCCGCAACCCACATCACCTCAACATCATAACTCGCCTCTCGACCAATCCCAGCCGCTACCTGCTTCCGGGCATTATCCTCCGTGATCCAAAACGGCCAGTCATCCGTAGGCTGATGGTTCCGCGTCTCCACGTCCTCACGAGGCAACGGAGCGTAACCAGCAAGCATCTTATACCAGATCTCCGCAGGACACCGATTCACCAACCGACCAGGTGTCAGGTCCGAACCATCAGCCCAAGCCTTCCGCAACTTATGCAAAAACTCGTCAAGACGGCCCTCAATGCCAAGACGGTCACGCGTGTTCCAGCGATTCGCCTCACTTCGCGGCTCCCAGAATATCGAATTGGTCATATTGCCCAGCTTAACATTCGGTTTTTGGAAGCGGTCGGTGAGTCTATATAAGGTACGTGCGCGGCGAGAGGGGTGGGGGCTGGTTTCGATTTTCCCCGCGGGCGGGACTCCGGCCATCGACGTAAGTCGTTTGACCACAACACGTTACGGCTGGTCGCATCCGCACGGTCGCGACCACTCCGTACCTGGAGGCCCGCATCCCCCCTAAAACTACTGAACACGTGGCAGTGTGACAATACCGCACACTCTAAAGTGGATATCGATGTCCGATTTAAGCTAGTCGCTCTTATTGCACAACGATTGCAAGTG